TTATGTGGAACACGATTCCACTGGTCCCAGTACGCGACGGTTCCAGCGACCCCAGTTACTATCCGCGCCCCGTCATGGAGCAATGGATAGATCACCAGATGCGGATCAATGCGTTGTTGTCCAAGTGGGTCGAGAACATCCGCGTCAACGCGGGTGGTCGATTCCTGACACGGCCCAACGCCATTGCGACCGAAACGTTCATGGGTGGCGTGACCTCCATGATCGAAATTCGTGGCGCAGGTCCGATGTCAGACAGCATCCAGCCCGTCAACGGGTTTAGTGTCGGCAACGATGTCAAAGAAGCCCTCGCGTTGGAAAAGAGCGCCTTTGAAAACGCCTCGGGCTACAATGCCGTGAGTCGTGGGCAGGTGACGGGCGAATCGGGTCGTGCGATTATTGCCAGCCGTGAACAGTTGGAGCGGGTCTTTAGCCCCGGCGTCAATGCCTTGGCGATGGCCTTCACCGACTGGGGTAAGATCACGCTGGCAGGGATGTCGTGGGGCTATGATATGCCCCGCTCGCTTGGCGCAGTCGGCAAGGGTCGTCCCGACTTGGCTCGTGCCGTGTCGGCGTCGGACTTTGACGGACAGAGTGATGTGAAGGTCGAAGCCTCGTCGATGATGCCGATGCCGCTGGCGTTCCGCATGTATATGCTGGACAACTGGCTGCAAACGGGCGTGATCGACATGAAGGAATACCGTCGTCGCCAGATGTTTGCGGTGGCGGGGGACATCTCGACGCCCGACTCGGATCAAGAAGCACGGGCCAAGCGGGTGGCAGATGCCATTCGGATGCAGACGCCCGTACCCGAAGTGCGGTGGCAGGACAACGAAGCCATCCACCAAGATGTGCTAGAACGCGAGTTACTACTGCAAGACGACGTAGAACCGTCCGTCATTGCCGCTGCACAAGAGCGGTGGGTAGCACTAGCGAATCAAGCGCAGCAGAAACAGGGAGGAGGACCGCCGCAGCAAGGTGGCCCTGCTGGTGCTGGCCCAGAACGCGGACCTGCCGCAGCCAGTGTACCAAATATCACACCGGGACAGTTACCGCTTGCCAGTGGCAATCCGCCGATTGGGGTCACCAACCTTCTTCAACAGAATTTGGCTGGCATCCCAGAGGCAGAGCAGTCCGCACAGCAAGCTGACATCTTATCCCGACAGCAATAGGATCGGAGCATGGACCTCGGAGAAGCAATTTCCAGTGCCGTCGCAAGCGCCCTCCCACCACAGCAAGACAATGGTGTGGCGGAGGAAGCAGAAGACACACTGGCTCCAGATGCAGCAGACGATGGCGGAGATGCGGTAGAGGACGCTGGGGAATCAGAAGACCTTGGCGATCAACCCAATATGCCAGAAGGATACGTTGCCGTTCCAACGGTGACGGATGATCTGGCCACAGAGTTTGCCCTCTACGATGCAGATGGAGAGGTAGAAGTCCCGAACTTGATGGTGGAGTACAAGGCCAACGGGAAGATGCGGAGTGACCGCTTAGATCAAGTGGTGAAGCTGGCCCAGTGGGGCGTGTACAACAAAGATCGGGAAGAAAAGGTCCAGCAGGTTGAGCAAGTTGCTCAACAGGTCTATCAGGAGCGCGAGGAACTCGCTGCCCTGCTGTCGGAACGAGAAGAGCAGATTGAAAAGCTGTTGATGGACGACGATTTCTTGTTGGCCGTGCGCGATGCGTATGGTGAACAGAACTCGCCGGAAAGTAGGGCCGCTCGCGCAGAACAGGAGGTAAAGGACATCCGTGTCCAGACCCAAATGACGGCGATTGCGGAGAAAGGCCAAGTGTTCTACGAGAACGAAGTGATGCCAGCCCTTAACATGATTGTTGGGGCACTGCCATCCATTTCCGTAGACGAGTTGGCCGAGAAGTTCCAGATGGCTATGTACGCGCACGTTGAACGCGCTCCCAACGGAGAGGCGTATGTTCCAGCGTCACGCTACGAGGCGATCCGACAGTACATCCTCGACGATTTGGCAGTATGGGCACAAGGGCAGCATAGTCGCCGTTCGAAGTCAACCACCTCGGCTCCCCAGCGGGAGACACAGAAGGCGTTGGCAGAGCGGGACCGCGCTCGCATTGAAGCACAGAAGGCCAAGCGCGTTGTAGGACAAAAGACCCTCCCCGTTGGCAATGCGGGCAAGCCGTCTGGCAAGCCGAAAGCCTATGCGGGCAACACCGTAGATGATGCCGTGGCGAGTGCGTTGAACACGGCGTTGTCGTCATTCCGTTAATACTTTCTTAGAGGTGACCCGTGGCTAACCCCACTCTGATTACGGATGCCGAACTAACCGGCCTCCTGAAGAACGTGTACTCGCAGTTCCGTGAGAAGGTGCAGAACCTTGTCACTCCTCTCCTCGCGCAGTTGGAGAAGGGCCGCTCTGGTGGCCCCCGCAACATGCGGTGGGGCGGTAACAACGTGTTCTTCGACGTGGTGACTGGCCGTCCGGCTGGCGCGACGTTCTCGGCCTCTGGCTACTTCCCGCCCGACACGACGGCGACTGAAGTGCAGGCCAATGTCGGTATCGTCCGTGCCTACACCACCCGTCAGGTTGACGGTCTGGCGTTTGTCGGAACGCAGTCCAAGGATGCGGCCTTCACGACCATCGCCAGCAAGACGATGGAAGAAATCAAGGACGCTTCGATGCTCCTCATGCAGCAGGCGCTGCATAACAAGGCCGATGGTGTGGTGGCGTTGATCGGTACCGTGACTAGCACGACCGTTATCATCGTTTCCTCGCCCTACGGCATTGCCAGCTCGGGTCAGGGTTCGTTGCTGTTGTCGGTGGGCGACTACATCGCCGTCCTCGACACGTCGGCGTCTGACGCGGTGCTGGGTCGTGCGGCCATCACGGCCATCACGAACAGCGGCGACAACGCCACGCTGACGCTTGGCACGGCCATTTCGAGCATGGCGGCGACGGACAAGATCGTCAAGGCGACTGCGAGCGATACGTCGTTCAACGGCGCGATGAACGGTCTCATCAGCATCACCAACCGTGGCAACGGCTATGCGTCGCTGCACAACATCAGCAATGCGACGTACAGCATTTGGGATGCCACCCGCATGGTCGCGGGCACGGACACGCCTGATGCCACGCAGCCGACCGAATCGGACATCTGGGACTTGATCCAGAAGATCGCCGGTCGTTCTGGCAAGGATGCTAATGTGAAGCCCAAGGACTTCCTCCTCATGACCACCCCCGGTCTGGCGAAGAAGCTCATGGAGTCGATGGTCGCCCAGCGTCGCTTTACCTCTGGCGAGTTCGGCACCACGATCAAGGGTGGCTACAAGGCCATTGAAATCTGTGGTATCCCGTGCGTGACGGACTACTACGTCCCGGCTGGCACGATCTACCTCCTGCACATCCCGTCCCTGTCGTGGGTGGATGCCAAGGATTGGGGCTTCGTGGAGTTTGAGGGCGCGGGTCCGTGGCGTTGGTTGTCGGGCCGCGATGCGTTCGAAACGACGTATGGCTGGTACGGTAACCTCGCGTGTCTGGCGCGTAATGCGCACGGCTCGATCACGGGTTACACGGACACGGCTCGTTACAGCCACATCTAAAGTCGCGGTGGGGGGTGGTAGCACTTCGGCTGCTACCCCCCATTGGGATCAACTTGGAGACTTCAGATGGCGTATAACTTTTTTGCTCCAAAGCCGGGGCGTCTTGGGACGTTGCCTGTCCCGCTCAACAGTGGCCGCTTGAACACGGGCACACTGGCGGCTGGCACGGACAACCACAACATTGGCGGGTTCCCTGCCAAGGCGTATGTCAATCGGGCGACCCTGTGTGCTGGGACGTACCCGACCGCCGCCACATCGTGCGTCGTCACGCTGTTTGAAATGACGGGCGCAACGGCAGTCGCCTTGACCGATGGCTTGAACATCAACACGCAGACGGCAGACACGCCGTTGCAGTTTGTGTTCCTGACCTCGACCACGGACGCCCAGCGGACACTGACGACGGCGAGCAGCATCCGTGTGGCGATGGTGACCGTGGGTTCTGTCTCAGTGCAGCCCGACGACATCACGGTCAACATCGAACTGCTGGTGCAAGAGTAGCATGAACAAGCCCGTGATTCTGGTGAATCCTGCGGGCATCCCCGAGCCGTCGCCTGAGATTCAGCGGCGGCTTCGGGAGGTGCATAGCGGACTGAAGTTGCGGCTGATGGACACAGGAGTGCCTACATGGTCTGTGTGCATGGAGTGGCAACCCGATGACCGCCGATGGGAGTGGGTGCAGCGCGAGAGCTACGACGCACGAATGGCCTATGACATCATTGGCTATCTGCCGCTGGGATGTAGCCCCGACGAAGCCCCGTCATATTTAAGCAAGATGGTCCGTACCTTCCCGCGAGAAGACATCCAGCGGTTGACCGACTCCGTGGAGAACTACAACACGGGGATGATGTCTGCGGCGATGGACAGCGCCATTGGAGAAGTGCTGGATAGTGCCGATCCGTCTACCATGCGCCGTGGCCGTGGACGCCCTCGTAAAGTCAGCTAAGGAGAACAATGGCAACGGTCACCCTTGGGCAGTTGGTCACCGATACCCGCGAGTACATGGATGCGGTTGGCTCGACGCGGTGGTCAGACGCCACGATTAAGCTGGTGCTGAACAACGTCTTTGACAGCGAGTGGTCCAACATCCTGAACGCTGCGCCATACTATCGGTTTGCGATTCGTCAGGTCAGCACGGATGTCAACGGCCAGTTTGCGTTTACCACGCTGAACAGCGGGTCTGGCGATACGCAGCAGAACTTCTACCGTATGCTGTCCGTCAGCGACGGCAACGTGCTGTACGGGCAGACACGGTATCAAGATGTGCCGCTAGCGACGACGAGCAACTACCTGCCGACCTACCCCCGCCTGTATTACATCGCGGGGCAGGCGGTACAGGCGTTGCCCGTGTCGTCGGCGCTGGGGCTGTATGTCGGCGTGAACTACAAGCCCACGGCTATTGCTGATCTGGCAGGTGATGCCAGTATCATCGACTATCCTGCCAACGCGCATCTGGTGTTGGTGTGGCAGGCGGCTGCTCTCCTCCTCCTCAAGGGTGGCACGGAAGCGGCGGCAGCAGCCAACCTGAAGGCGATGGCCGACGATGATCGCAAGTCGCTCCTCGACGACATTCGTCGCATGACGATCAACCCGACGATGATGGCCTATCCAGATGTGAAGTACGACTGGAGTGGCGGTTAATGGCAGGCCGTGAGAAGGTCGTAGACCAGCAGCCCAAGTTTGATGGGGGGCTGAATAGCGTGTCGGATGACGCGAGTGTGCTGCCCAACCAGATGCGGAGGGCGGACAATGCGCGGTTGACAGACTACGGGGCCGTCACGAAGCGGGGTGGGACGAAGCGGACCACCGCCTCTCCCATTGCCGCTGCCAGTATCCTGAATGGATACACATGGCGGAAAGATGGCGGGACGCAAGAGTTGATGATTGTCTGCAACGGGCTGCTGCATACGTCCACCTATTTGTCTACCTACCCGTGGACATGGACCGCGCAAGCTGGCGCGTTGTCTACGACGGTCACTCCGTCCTTTGTGCAATTCCGTGATGCCACGGCAGATGTGGTCTACATCGCAGACGGTGGCCTCCTCAACGTGTGGAACGGCACCGCGCTGACGACCAACATTGTTGGGACGCTTGCGGTCACCAATCTTGCGGTCCATAACCAGCGGTTGTGGGGATGCGGCAATGCAACGTTCCCCGATTCTATTTTCTATTCGGCGCTAAACAATGGCGACACGTTTGCCAACGGGTCAGCGGGTGGTGGGCAGATCATCGTCCGCACCTTCTCCGATGAAACGGTCGTTGGGGTGGCGTCGGTCAACACCTCGCTACTGATCTTCCACCGTCGCGGTATCTCCCGTTTGACAGGCTACGGGCAGGACGACATCACCGTTGCCCCGCAAGGTTTGACAGCAGATGTTGGCACGATTGCTCCACGATCCATTGTCAGCATTGGCAATCTGGGGTTCTTCGTGTCTGAGCGGGGGCTGTACTCCTGCAACGAATCAGAAGTGTCGGCAGTCGGTACGGTAGAAACGCCTGACCCCCTCTTGCCAGTCATTCGGAATCTGACCTCGGCACAGGTGGCAAATATCAGCGCAACGTTCAACCGTGCAACCCGTGAGTTGTGGGTGAACGTGCCAACGTATGGCGTGTACGTCTATCACACCGTGCTACGGGCATGGTCTGGTCCGTGGGAGTCTGGGTTCTTGGACCCTGCCACGACCACCCTGTTTGATAGCATTGATTCGAATGGACTGCCTGCCCTGCTTCGGGGTGATGAGGATGGGTATGTCACAACCTGCGATGAGACGGGGGTGGTCGTTGATAACCAACTGTCTGATGGCACGGGTGGGACTCCGTATACCATGACCATCCAGATGCACCGGATGTACTGCGGAGATGATGCGCTGTCAAAGTCGCTTCGTTTTGGCTACATCACGGCGTCACTGGACAGTTCTTCGTCAACCATTATTAAGTGGGTGACAGACTCCACCACGGACACCTATACGTTACCGACGACCTTCGTCTCAAGTCGATGGGGCACTGGCATCTGGGGATACGGGCTGTGGGGAAGCGCCAATAGCAGCAATTACCGTGTGCAGATGAGCGGCACGGGGTATTACATCGACGTGTCTATCATCGACGCAGGCCAAACGATTCCTGTCTTTGGTCGTTTCCAGCTAGAAACTTTTGCCCTTGGGAGGCGCTAGTGGCGCAAACAATCGGTCAGCATGGCGTTGCCGCCTTTACCAGTCCGGTCAATGGCGACCTACTCAACGCAACGGTCGTCCTCAGCAACGACAACACCACCCGCAGTGCCTACGTTGACCACGACATCGACAGTGGCATCCATGTGCAGTCGTCGCTGTTAGCCGCTCGTCCTGCGGCGGGCACGGCTGGACGGAAGTGGATGACCACGGACACGGGCGCTGTCAAACTGTGGTTTGATACGGGCGCAGCGTGGGAGGAGATTGCCTATCTGCCGTCTGCTGGTGGAACTGTTGCGGGTGCGCTTACCGTCACGGGGCTTATCACCGCAACGGGTGGCGTGTCTGGTAACGTCACTGGGGCGCTGACGGGCAACGCCAGCACCGCAACGACGCTGCAAACCTCGCGCAACATCAACGGCGTGGCGTTTAACGGTAGCGCCGACATTACGATCACCGCTGTTGCTGATGCGTCAGCGTTAACGGGCGCAACCCTCGCCGCCAACGTGTTGGCATCCAGCCTGACTAGCGTTGGTGCCCTCAGTGCTGGCTCAATCTCGTCGGGGTTTGGCGCGATTGATATTGGCGCTGACGCCTTTACGGGAGCGGGAACGGGTCTGACCGGAACAGCGGCGGGGCTAACGGCTGGCGGCAATGCCGTTCTTGGCGCAAACACGTTTACCGCTGCACAAGAGTGGGCCACTGGAACATCCATTGCTTCCGCAGCCACCGTCAACCTCGATACGGCCACGGGCAACCGTGTTCACATCACGGGCACGACAACGATCACGGCGGTTACGCTAACCCGTGGCCCCCGCACGGTCATCTTCGATGGCATCCTGACCCTCACGCACAACGCCACAACGAACAACTTGCCGAGTGCGGCGAATATCACCACCGCAGTCGGTGACCGAGCGGTGTACGAAAGCGATGGGACGACGGTGTATTGCGTGAGCTATATCCGCGCAAACGGGGAAGCCGTCGTTGGGACTAGCTCGGCGTCGGTTGTCAACTATCCGCAGCTCATAAAATCCGTAGACTACACCCTCGTCCTTGGGGATGCAGGGTATCAGATATTCCACCCAGCGTCAGATACGGCGGCACGGGTCTTCACGATCCCCGCGAACTCCAGCGTCGCCTACACTATTGGCACCGTGCTGGTATTTGTAAACGAAAAGGGGGCGAAGCCGTTGAGCGTAGCAATTACGACCGATACGCTACGAAGCACCCTGCTCACAACAGGCACCCAGAAGGTTCCTGCTGGCAATATGCTGACGGCGTTGAAAATAGCGGCAACAACGTGGCTCTGCTGGCCTGCTACCCCAGTGAGCTTAAATCGTGCGTTGGCTACTGCTTCCGATTCTACCCCATATGTCACTGTGTACCCATGGACTAGTGCAGGATTTGGACCAAAGTTTGCCAACCCTGCAACACTACCTGCTGGGCAAAGCTATGGCGTAGCTTTTTCTTTAGATGGAACAGCACTGGCTTTTGTTCACAACGTTTCTCCTTATATCAGTGCCTACCCGTGGAGTAGTGCAGGGTTTGGGGCAAAGTTTACCAATCCTGCCACATTGCCTTCTAATCAAGGGAATGGCGTAGCCTTCTCCCCAGACGGAACAGCACTGGCCGTTGCCCATAACAGCACGCCTTATATCAGTGCCTACCCGTGGAGTAGTGCAGGATTTGGAACAAAGTATGCTAACCCTGCGACACTACCTGCTGGTACTGGGCGTGGCGTAGCGTTTTCTCCAGCCGGGACAGAAATAGTTATTGCTCACTTTGGTTCCCCTTGGGTCAGTGCATATGCGTGGAGTGGTGCAGGGTTTGGATCAAGGTTTACTAACCCTGCAACACCGTTCGGCAACAACAATGGGCGTGGCGTAGCCTTCTCTCCAGCAGGAACAGAACTGGCTATTGCTCACGACGACTCCCCATACGTCCAAGCATACACATGGAGTGCGTCAGGATTCGGAACGAGGTTTACTAACCCTGCAACACTGCCTACTAATAATGGCTATTCCGCAGCCTTCTCTCCAGACGGAACAGCGTTGGCTATTGGTCACTTTACTTCCCCTTACGTCACGGCATATCCGTGGAGTAGTGCGGGATTTGGAACAAAGTTTACAAACCCTGCAACAGCGGTGGGTGCTGGTTCCGTTGGATACGGCGTAGCGTTTTCTCCGAATGGAACAGAACTGGCTGTTGCTCATGATACCAGCCCTTACGTCGGTGCATATCAGTGGACCAGTGCAGGATTTGGATCAAAGTATGCTGACCCTGCGACACTATCTACTGGTACTAACTATGCCGTAGCGTTTTCTCCAGCTTAACCAAGAGACATCAATGATCTACTCACAACTCTCTCCCTCGTACAAATACGACACCCTCGCTGATGCAATCTACGGACGCGAGGTAGAGTATTTTCACTACGACTTTGACCGCATCAACTTTGAACATATCCTCAAAGACCTACCCGAGTGCGAGTACCGGACAAACATCGAGAACCGTCTTGCGGATACCGTAGGCACGATGGCGCAGGTGGAAAGAACCGTGTCGGCGTTGCTGGCACAGATCGACGATCCCACCGCGTATGCGGAAGGGGTTGCCCGTGCCATTGAGCGCCGAGAGGCCGCTAAACTGAAGGAGAAGGCATGAGATACGTCCAAGCCAGCGGAACGACCTTCCTCCGTCATGTCATTGATAACGGCGAGCCGACCGTGTGGGACGAGAACAACACCGTCCGAGCCAGTCAACTGACCCCAGCAGAGGCGACAACGTTCGGCGTCTCTAAGCTCAAACTCGTTACGCCTCCCCCGTACAACCCGCTCACGCAGGTTCGTACAGATGCCGACGCCGTGCTGGTGGACGGGGTGTGGACGCAGCAGTGGGTGGTGACGGACAAGTCGGTGGACGAAGTAGAAACGGCCAAGCAATCCACGTTGAGCAGTCTGCGGCTGACCCGTGACACGAAGCTGCAAGCCTGCGATTACACGCAGTTGCCCGACGTGCCGCTGACGACCGCGAAAAAGGCCGAGTGGGCAACCTACCGCCAGCAGTTGCGGGATTACATGGGCGCGGTGATCGACCCGTTTAATCCTCCTGCGTGGCCCATCCCGCCAGTGAAATAACCGATGGCCGTCCTCCTTCCTCTCCACGCGATCAAGACCTTCGCCTCGCCCGTCCTCAACGGGACTGGCACGGTCGATGCCAACACGGTACGGACCAACGACAACATCGCGGGTGCGGCCTTCAACGCGCATGACGCCGATACGTCGATTCATATCCAGTCGGGCACGTTGGCGTTGCGGCCCGTGACGGCGACGGAGGGGAGTGTGTACGTCGGGACGGACACGTTGCTCATGTACATTTTCACCGGCGGGTCGTGGAGTCAGGTGCTGTGATGGGATCAAAACGAAATGGCGGGAAGCCCACGATGGTTCGATAACACTTCATAGCAGCAAGGAGAGACACATGGCACGGAAGCGTGGCGGGTTCGCGGGCCTTTACGACAAGACCAAGAAATTTGTTAATCCGGTGCATAACGCAGCAGCTTTTGTTTCAGGTGGCCCGCTTGGCTTGTACAACAGTCGGCTCCTGACGCAAGAAGGTGGCGGGCTTAAGAAAATGGTCAACGACCCGCTGTATCAAGCGCAGGTTGCCACATTAGCGACCGGGTTGGCTGCACCTGCACTTGGCGGTGGCGCTGCGGCTGGAGGCACGGCTGGAGGCACGGTTGCTGGAGGTGGCGTGGGTGCTGGCGGCGGGGGCAAGTTGGCTGGACTGTTTACGGGCCTTGGCAAAGTTGCTCGGGGCCTGAAAGGGTACGAAGACACCATTGGCAAGGTTGCGGGTGGTATCCAAGCAGAACGGAAAGACGCCCGAGCCGACGAACAGGCGCGGCTGACACGGGAAGAAACCGCCCGTATGTTTGACGAGCAGCAAAAGCTGCGGGTTCGTCAGCAGGGGAACCTTGACCAGACGGCCATGATGGACAAGCAGCAGTTTGACGAGTTGAACGCCAACCGTGCCAGACTGCGGGCGATTTTGACAGGGGGCATGTAATGGCCACGTTCAACACCGCGTTTGGCTCGTTGCCAAGCCCCAAGAAAGACCTGTTTGGCAATGCGCCGATGGGTGGGGACGACGACGACGATTACACCAAGGGGTTTGCGCCGGGGTCTACGACCGAAAAGACGGCAGCAGCCCCTCCGCCAACGAACACGTTTGCCGACTTGCAGAAGCAGGGGGTGGCACGGCCAGCCCCTCGTCCTGAATCCGAGTCTGGGAGCGGAATGGGGATGGGCGGTGGAACGGGTGGTGCTGGTTCTGGTGGTGGGATGGGTGGTAGCGGAATGGGTGGGGGCGATGTGTCTGGCGGTGGGATGGGTGTTGGGATGGGCGGTGGGGCTGGTGGTCCCCGTGAAGAATACACAGGCCCGCGCACTGTCCCTACGCCCCGTACTGGAATCCGAGATACGGCTGCTGTCCCTGACGCAGAAGCTTTCAGGAAGCTGTTGCGGTTGCAGTTGCCGGGAGGAGCTGAGACGACTGCACAAAGTCAGGCGCAGGATATGCCGCCGATGCTTGGG